GTACTTGCTCTTCCATAATCGTCTTCATATACAATGCCTACTTCGTAATCTCTATCACTATGTAAACTACTTTTAGATGAACTTAAACTATATAAAAATTCTGATTGAAGAACAGTAAAATATTCATAAGCAAATATTCCCAAAGGAACAACAGGAGACACACTTACATCATATTTTTCATACTTAATAGCTTGAGCCGTCAAAGAAAATGTATTACTACCTGGCGTAGAACCTATAGTCATCCCTTGGTTTGTTCCTGATAAACCAAAACCTACTTTGTACCAGCTTGTTTTTGGCACTACAGCACAGTTAATTAAATCTGTAACAGATGTTCCGCTTGTACATCCTGTTGTACAAAATGGAGGAAAACAAGTTGAGTCTGAAGGTGCAACAAATTCAGATATTGCAGCAATAAAACCTGGTGAAGTTACTAGGTCGTGTGCATTTGCAAAGTCTTCTTGTAAGTTATATAAAAATGTGTTTTCAAATTCATTCAAAGGCTCTGTTCCATCAACATATTCTGACGCACCTGAAAATTGAGAATGACCTAAATTAAAGTCAATTCCTATTTGAGCGCCTGCTTTTAAATCATATCCAGATATATCATAACTGGCAGTGCCATTTATAATATTTACGGAACCATTTATAGAGTAATTAAAATCACTATTTACAGATGATGTTTGATCAGATGATAAATTTTCTGTAACTAAATCTAATTCATAATCTAAGTAAACATCTTGACCATCAGAATTAGTTATATTATATCCATCAACATAGTTTCCATACATTAGCCTGTTGCCCATTAGTGTTTGTGCTTGAGCTATTCTTGGAACATTGTCAAACAATCTAATCATTTGAGCTTCAGGAAGTACTGTGTATATTTTTTGATTTGTAAACTGAAAGGTTTGCTCTACATTGTCTAACCACCCTTGATCAAGCTTGTTAAATCTTTCTATTACATTTACCGTTGTAAAGTTTGTTGATTTAAATAATAAATCTATTCCTTTAACATTTTTTGTTCCTGTATTAAATTTTACAATAACACTATTATATACGTTTTCCATACCTATATTGTCATAGGTAGAATAATCTAATTGAAACGGACCAGGTGAAAATGATATAGGTGAAAAAGGCGACATAGCCGAATACTCATTATCTTCATATTGGTATCGGTATGCAAAAGAAATCATAATTTCTTTCATATAATTTTCCCCACCACCCTGTTGAGTTGGTGTTAATGTAGGCGCAAATAATGGAGGCGCAACAATAACCCCTATATCTTGTTCTGTAATTTGATCAACGTCACTTATAGGATATTGATATGTTCTGTTAACATTTATCTTTCTAGGAGGATTTAAATTGTCTGTAAAAAACAATAAACCATCTATAAGATTAACACCTGTTATTAAATTTTTATTGTTAAAATTTAATATACTAGTCGATATTACGTGGTAAAATAAAGAATCATTTTTTGTATCGTATGAAACAATCATATCTACAACTCCAGTATTAGAAGTTCCATTAGATGGATCATTAACAAACCAATACATAGTCTCGTTACCTCCATCTTCATAAGCGCCAATACATTTAGTATCAGAGCTTAAAGCCTGACCTTCGTAAGTTAAAGTTGTTAACCTTGTGTTTCCTAGAGAGTTTTCTACAGCACCTATTTCTGTGTTTTCTGTAGATCCCAGTCTACAATTTTGAGCATCAATATATTCACCTTGAGGAACTAATCGTTCATCAACGCTCTTATTCATTCTCCCTTTTATAAAATTTCTTGTAAACTGTGGCATATTATTTCAACCATTTATCTTGACCTCTTAGATTCATTAACAATCTTCCTGGATGTATGTTACTTAATCGTATTTTTGCATTTCTTAATAAAGCTGTTTTTTCTTTTTTAGCCCTATTTATAATGTATTCTTGCACCCCGTATTTACTTGTTAATATAGCATATTTTATGTACGCATAAATAAAATCTTCAAATAGTTTATTTAAATTTATTTCAGAGTCTACGCCATTTTCCATACCATCTGAAACATACTCTAAAATAACTAGCTTATCTGCTGCTCCAGAACTAAAATTTATAACTCCTGAAGCTTTGTTAATTTTAAATGTAGGGTTTGAGTTAGCTGTTTCTGTATTAAGACCATAACGTTGTCCAACACTATAATCAAAATACCAAGACCCATCTATATTATAACCCATATTACCATCTTGACTGCTATTAGAATTTAAATAAAGACTTTTCTTTTGACCAGACATTCTATCTACATCTATAGTAGAATTTTCTGGCTTTAATATATTTCCATATTCATCAAATAATATTTTACAATCGTTTGCTTGTAAATAAGCATTACTCCAATTGGTTTGGATATTTTCTGTTAATGGCATAAGAACACCATTTTGATATATTGATACTCTAACCCAATTAACATAATCAGGGGGTAATACATATCTTAATTGATCACAAACACTTAACTCTAAAACCTTTATTTCTTTCATAGCATCGTAATTCAATTCCTGAATACCTCGCTTTGCGTGAAATAAAACATTATATTTTTCTACATTGTTTATCAACTTGTCATTGCCAACATACATTAACATAAAGTTATTTACTATATCGTCTAAAGATATAAATTGGTATGACCCCCAGTTTGAATTCGTAGGATTTACTCCTCCGTTTTCATAATATTGATAGTCTGTTATATATGCCATTTCTTATGATTGTTGTTGATTATCTTCTTGTTCTTGAATATTTCCAAACGTAGCTATATCATTTTCTCTTATTGATACTCCTGCATATTGTAATATCTTGTTTACTAAATTAGGTTCATCAGAATCAGGAAGTTCAAAATCTTGATAATCTGCTGCACCTTCATCAAAAACAGGCTCTCCACCTGTTAATGTGCTATATGTCCAATTAGGATCTAGTGGGTATCGTATATATTGAGATAAAATTTTACCAGCTCCAGTTATTGTATCAGGATATACTGTAATAGTATTTCCAATTGCAATATTAGTACCCCCACCTAAAACATAAGCAGGATATGAAACGTTTGGAGAAGTTAAGCTAGAAGAATTTAAATAAAATATTTTATTTTGAGATACTCTTTCTATTTCTCTAATACCAGCTGTTGTGACAATAGTATATGAATTACCTACTGTAGAAGCTGTTCCAAATGGATTACCAGATAAAGTTAATTGAGTCTCTGAGTCCACACTAATTATGTAAGCACCAAATCCAGCTGATACACTGCTTGATGATGTGTTTGATATAAATTGACCAGGCTTTACAGTTCCTGTTGTAACAAAAGTAGCGTTGGTGTCAGTAAGCGTATTTAATCCAGCTGCTGTACTAGTTGATGAAAATATAGAATTAGGATAGTAATTTATTTTATTAATTAAGTAGTAGTTTTCAGGAAGATTATATAAGTTTATACCATTATTAATCAACCCTCTTGTTTCAGAAAAGCTATCAATAACCTCTACTAATCCTTTTAGTATATCCGCATATTCACTACCAGAAACTCTGGCATTTTGCTTTATAATCCAACTATTATATTGATAAAAATAGTCTTCAAAAATATCTAATTGAGCCTGCTTTGCATATAAATTAAAATCACTAGGAGTTATATATCCGTAATTGTTTTTATTTGCAATCGACAATACTGTTGCTCTTACTGTGTTGATCATTTCAAATTGTTATTTAAACAAAGATACGAAAAAAAAAAGAGGCTTCATTTTAGTGAAACCTCTATAACATTTAAAGAATTAATTGCATTATTATACAATACTTATTCGTCTATTTTTTTTAATCTATTACTTAATAAAGTAAATACCGCCTGTCCTTCGTCACTTTGAAAGAACGATGCCAATATAAATAAAGGATCTTCTCCGTAGGGAACAGTTAGTAGTTTTTTCTTGTTTTGTTTTAAATTATAATAAACATCTTTTTCATTTTTCATTATAATTAAATTGTTAGACAAAAATTGAGAACATTTATTTTGTAAAATTAATAAAGGATCGTTAAGAGATTCTAAAAAATCTTGAGGGTATTTTCTTGCAAATAACCTTATATCTCTTTTTAATTCTGCCGAACTAAGTTTGTCCACATTTAATCCAATTACAACTCTACCTATAGTCTCCATAAGCTCTAAGCTTAATCCTTTGGCAGATACTTGTGCTTCAAGCTCCATATCTAAAGTGTCAACATCAGCAGTAGCATCAACCTCTTTGTCTACTTCCATAAATAAATGTCCGTTAGATGGGTGTAATGATAAAAACTGTTGTAATACTGGATTTGTTTTAGGAACAAATAAAAACCCATCTTCAAATACGATAGGCTCTAGGATGGCATTACCATCTTGCTCGTCCTCGAAAGGACTTTTTTGATTTCTTGCATAACGAAGCGCTCTGTTTACTCCTTTGTCTTCGTCAAAATACATTAAAGGTGATCGTCTGCTATTTCTAGCTGGTATCATTAAACTTAAAGGAGCAACATCTCCTTTTAATTTGTAAGTTTTATTTACTAAAACTATTTTTTTTGTGTTTTTCATTTGATTTAAATTAAAGTTTATAAAAGTAATAATTACCCCCGTCTTTATAACGAGGGTAAAAATTACAAATTGTTATCTTATCCTTTGAATAAGAAGAAGTTATTAGCACCTAAAGTACATAAAGCTCTTTCTGATAAGAAGTTTACTTCCATTGCATCTAAGCTAGAAGTAGCCGCTCCACCAGCAGAACCTGTAATCCAAGTTTTATAACGTCTGTCTTCAGTTTCTGAAGCTCTGTATCTAACGTGTAAGAATGGTCTCTTAGCGTTTTTACCAAGTACTTGGTCATAAACTGTAGTTGAACCAGCTGGTACTAAAATACCATTGATTTTTCCACCTACTAAACCACCTCTCATTGTTGGGTCATTTAAGTATTTCCAGTCAGACTTGTAAAAGTCATATCCTCTACGGAATCCTGTAAATCCTAAGTTCAATGCCATATCTTTGTCATTGTCAAAAAGACCATAAGAAGTACCATTTGCACCATAAGAGTTTTGAGAAGCTAACATATCATCAATATCAAATCCAAACTCTCTGTTTAAGAAAATAACATTTTCTTCAATAGATCCTTGTTTGTCTAATCTTTGGATAATAGAATCGAATTCAGCTAATGTACTTGGGTTTCCACCAGACCATACATTACCTCTGTTGTTTACTACATAGAATAAACCTTCAGATCCTTTGTTACCAACTCCTGAAGCTACACCTGCTGCAATTGCTGCAACACCACCACCTGCTGCTGCTGGAACTGCTTCCACCATAGCTGTTTCTAAGTAGTCTTCAAATCTTAATCTTGTTTCGTGTTCAGACTTTAAGTACCATAAGAAACCAGTTGCTCCGTTTTCTGTAGTTACCTCAATCCATCCAATTTGAGCCATATCAGATCCTGATACCGCATACTTATCTTTTATGATAATTGGTGAATTGCTGTAAATATCATCATCAGCTTCTAATTGACCTTGCATTCCGTTTGTTCCTTTTTGGAATTCAGAACCATATACAAATAAAGAAGTAACAACTGCTGCCGCTACTGCTTGACCTGCTGCTTCATAATAAGCTACAGTAATTTGAGCGTTAGCTGTATCTACTGCAGTAATTAATGCTTTGTTAGTTAAAACTGAAGCTGCTGTGTTATCAGAGATCATAATTGTTTGACCTACTCTTAAAGCGATTGATCCGCTTCCTGGTACCAATACATCACCTACAGTTAATACTGCTGTGTTAGACCCTGCAGCTGCTGCTGAAGTTACGTCTATGTATTTAGTGTGTAATCTTCCTTGTTCTGCCCATTTGATAAGGTCAGAGTTAGAAGGCATTTCAGCACCTACCATTCTTAAGAATGATGCTACTGTTCTGTTTCCATATCTTTCAAATTCTTTTTCGTAAGTATCTGGTAAATACTGATTTAAGAAATCAAAATTTGTGATATAGTTTGTTTGTAAAACTACTTGTTCTGCACTAGGCTGTAGTGCAAAAGTAGGATTCGCTGCTATTTGTCCTGCCATTTTAAAATTTTTTAATTGTTAATTATTTTTGTTTTTACTCCTTATTCGCAAACCTCTTCCTGAATCTGTATTAACCGCTCTTGCTTGAAACCCTTTCTGTGGAGATGATTGAGGTGTTTGCCTCAAGCTCATATTGATGTTTTTACTTTTTTTCGAAACATCACCTATGGCATCTGCCTTGCCTTGCTCATAAAAATACTGAGCTAGTTTGTCTGGGTTCATTGCTGCGTTTAATGCTTTGTGCCAACCTTGTGCATCATTAACTAAACCATCTTCGCCTAAGTACTGATTTATAAAACTCTGTACATTGACTTGTTTTGATTTAATCTCATTTGCATCACCAGATGAATAAATTACATTTTTATCTCCTATATTGAACTCAAAACCTTTGAACTCGGAGTTAAAAACCTCATCTGTTTTTTTCTGAAAGTACTCAGACTTTCTTTTGTTGGACTCTACTTCAGTTTGAGCCTTTTGAACATATTCCTTGTAAGCATTGATTTCTTTAAGTTGTTCTTCCGAATACGAACTCCCACTTGACTCAAGAGGAGTTTTATATGTTTCCGATAGCTTACTTAAATATTTCTTAGCTATTGCAAGTTCTCTTTTTTTAGATATATTTTTTTTCTTTATATCTCTATCATCATCCACTTCTTCATCATATCCAAACTTATCTTCCATAAGATATTGAATATCTTCAGAATCTAAATCTGATTCAGTTAAAGAGTAATACTCTTTTAGTATTTGATCATCTTCTAAATTATCATAGCTTTTATTGGCTTTAATAAAATCTTCAAATCCTCTACCTGTTTCTTTTTTAAAATCTAGATACTTAGAAACCTCATCAGGTAATGGACTGTTTTTTTCTTGTTCAGAAAACAATTCATCTACTGAAGAAATATCTTTATTATATCTTTCTTTAATATAAGAAAGTACATCCTCGTCTTTTATTTCTGGCAAATCAGTAATATCCTGTTCTGCCTTATTTTCTTCTATTGTTGTTTCTTTTACAGTATTACTTGTTTCTGAAACATTTTCATTGACATCAGATACTTTTAGACTTTCTTCGTGTTTATCTAAAAGATTCTGTTCAACTTCTTGTGTTGATTTCTCTTCTATAGGAGAAACTTCTTTTACTTGTTTGAATTCCATTTGATTTTATTTTTGTAAAGTTAACATTTATTTAAATATATTTTTTAATACTTATCTTGGTTCAAACTCCGCTAAATCAAAACCATCTAAGCTATCTTCCTTAGATTCGAAATTAACTGGAGCTAAATTATTTTTACGTTGTTGTATTAATTTTGATTGTTCAGTATTTGCTTGACTTATTCTCTCAGCTTTTGCAGTTTCTCTTTGA